GCAAGAACCTGATGAAAAGATTGCGCTGAATACTGGATTGATGAAAGAGATCTGTTCTTGCGAAAAGATGTACGCGCGTGACCTGTTCAAGTCAGGCACGGAGTTCGAAGTTCAAGCTAAGTTTCATCTTGCTTGTAATGACAAACCTGAAATCAATTCAACAGATGGTGGTACATGGCGCAGATTGATGGTTATCAACTTTACTTCCAAGTTTGTTGAGAAACCGGTAGAATCATTTCATTATCCGATTGATGAAACTATTCAGCACGCAGTAAATTCTGTAGGCTGGGCAACACCGTTTCTCAGTTATCTGATTTCAACGTTTAAGAATGGACACGGTTATCATAAACTGGTTCCTCCTGGAAAAGTTATGGAATATACTACAGATTATCGTAATGATAATGATGGTATTGCTAGATTTATCACAGAAAAGATCGGCGAACCTTTGGAAGATACATTGGTATCCAAAGAAATGCTGAGATCTACATTCAAGCAATGGAAGATTCAGAACGAGCAGATGTCTCTGACTCCTTCTGATCTGGAAAAAAGAATTGTGGAATTGTACGGCAAGTATTCAAAAGGCGGTTGGCCTACATTCAGAATCTTGGACGCTTAACGACGACTAGTTCGGCGTTTACGTCTACCTAGCATACGATCACCCTTTGCTGTTCTAAGAAGTTTTCTCATACTTTTTCCTGATGCCGGATCATAACCAGTATGTTTCTTTATTCTGCGTCCAGCAGTCATAGCCATTTGTTGACTGTCTTTTACAGCAGTTTGAACTGGAGCAGGCAATGGAGATGTTGGAGCTTGGGACATTACCGGAGCTAAAGCGGGTTTAGTTGCCAAGGGATTATTCTCTTGAAACCAGGCAGACCAAGATTCAGCACCTCCTTTAGTTTTTCTTCTGCGAGCCATTTACTTTACGCAGAGAAGATATCCGCGACTAGCGGCGACCGGCCACTGGGACATATTCTTTTAAGTAAGGAAGGGCAAAGGATACTACCGCAAAAACTATAGCTAAGTTTAGACCTTGAACTAGGAGATCGCCAATATTTAATTTGATCCCGCCAAGAACAATAACTAATTTCCCGACATCACCTTCTGCTGAAGCTAGTGGAGATAACATGGGCAGAACTAAGTCACGAATGACTGCGTTAAAAAACTTGGTTAGCGACATACCTACATAAATAGCAACTGCAAACGTAACTACCTGATTATCTACCATTTAATATAATGGATACAAAATTCTGGGGACCCTCAGGATGGAAACTTCTTCATCTAATAACCTTTGAACGTGGATCTCTCCAGAAGAAAAAAAAGTTGTTCTCTGTTCTTGGTCAAGTTCTTCCTTGTAAATATTGTCGTCAATCTACATCTGAATACATTCGTGATGAACCACCTCAAAATAATTTAGCATTATGGTTGTACAACCTTCATAAAAAAGTTAATCATAAATTAGAGTCGCAAGGATTACACGCAGCTCCTAATCCTGGATTTTCACAAGTTGTCCGAAAATATCGTGAAGACTTAAAAACTGCTTATCTTCCTGGAATACCTTTTTTGCTATCTATGGCTTATAATTTTGATTCAGAAACACATTCACGTGAAGCTCATCAACAATTTTGGGAAGCTTTGAAAGACTTATATCCTAAACAAGGATTACCACGTGTCCCTGAAATTCACGATTGTTATTTTCGTGATGTGTACGACATCTTAGTGGAAATGGGATTTCAAGGATCTTATACAGAAACATTGAAAGCAATAGCAAAACATAAAAGTTCCTGCTCAAAAAAAACCTTTAGAGGTCGAACATGTCGACGCACTAAACGGTAATTAGCTTCATCCTAGTGTAATCATCTTCAGTCTCAAGAATAACTTCAAGAACTCGTCTGATCACGCAGGCATACTTTTCAGACAGGATGGGGATAAACTCCTCACACTTCCTGATAGTGACTTCTCGAAGTTTTGTGTACTTGAGAAGAATTCGGAACCTTGGATTCAGCAAATGAGCCAGAGCTTTTGTCAAGCTGTGCTCATCATGCTGTTTTGACAGCATTCTGCAGTATTGGTCCCTCACTGTAAGTGCGTGGTGCTCTTCTGCTTGCTGCCGCGTAAATTTGCGCACAACAGGGTCAGGATAAATCTTGTTTAGGTTTATCCTGTCCTCGTACTCCAGGTACTTGAACATTCGCTCCCACATGTGGGTATTCTGATAAAGCCCGTCCATTTTTGGTAGACTATAAATCTGTAGTATTAAATTCCATTTTAACGTGTTATCCAAAATAATTCAAATGACTTGTGCTATATGCTGGGATTCAATGGACATGGAAGAATTTCAAGATGATAAAGACTCTACAGAAACATGTTTTAAACTAGATTGTGAACACGCATTCCATACAAAGTGTATTGTAATGTGTCTTCTCAAATCTAAACATTCGTGTCCATTATGTAACAAAGAAAAAGAACCAAAAGAAGAATTAGAAATTGTCGGACTAGCTCGTAAGTTATGTACAGAAGCATTACGTGATCCTGAAATTTCAGTTATCAGACATGAACTGTATGAAACTCTATCTGATTATCAAGAAAACCTCAGACAACATAAAAAACGTTGTCTGGAAGCAGTTCAAGCAATAACTAAAGAAATGAAAATTACTGAATATCGATCACATCTTTTATATACAATTGGATTGTTGAAACGAAAAATTAAGAGTAAAGTTACAGAAATGGGTCCTAAATATATAGGAGCCGCTCTTTTTAAAGAAAATAGATGGGATACATCTTTAGTTGAAAAATTGATATTGCCATTATATGCGAGTCGTAGATGGCGTTTTTACAGATTAAAATATCCGCGATTTTATTGTGATATTATTAAGACTACAAGGAATAAATGAATTGGCTACTTCCAATTGTAATAGGAACTACAGCTATGGTGTACGTACATTCTTTTAATCGTATGTTTAAACTCTATGAAAAATCAGAGCGAACTCTAACCTTGGATAAAGTATTCAACTAACCATGTGTGCGAATACATTTCTATAAGAATGAGCGCCTGCTCTTCTGTATAGCATTGTTCCGTCACAACTTCTTCCTCCGGATTGTACACATTGGTAAATCGAACGGTATAAAGCTGCATCCTTTTAGGATTGTAAAACAATAAGTTATTTATCCGTTTTTCGCTGAATACAGTAAAGATGTTTGATCAAAAAACTTTAGAAGCTTTACAGAAAGCATATAATTCTGAACATCCTAAAGATCCGATTACAGGAGATATTTGGAACTCATTGAAGACCAAACTGCATAAAAAATGTCGGGCTGGAAAGACGTCATGTATTGTTGCTCATTTGCTGACACGACCAAAAGCTCCTGATTCTTGGATTACTAAACCAGAAGATTGGTTATCATCTACAGAAATTGAACAAGTTGAACACGGGTTCGAAAAGTTATTTCCCAAATATAAATTTTTAGGATGTATCCCGATAGACTTTGACCTAAAATCTAATTCAGGTCAATGTTTAGTTAGTGTTTTGTGTTCTTTACATGTTAAAGACTTGTACGCAAAAGGGACACGTCAAATTGGAATAGTATTCAATACGGATAAACATGATGGACCAGGTAAACATTGGTTCGCATTGTTCGCAGATGTAGATGAAACTTTGGAATATCCTCGTATAACTTATTTTGATTCGTATGCTACCAAACCTGAAAAAGAGTTGAATGTTTTGATGACCAGATGGAAAAATGAGATTGATGGTATGGGATTAGGTAAGACTGTCCTAACAAGAAATTCAACACGGCATCAGTACAAAGATTCCGAGTGTGGAATATATTCTGTATATTTTCATTACTGTTGTCTCCTAGGTATTCCTTTAGATGAACGTATTCCTGATGATGTGATAAATAAATTTCGTAAACTTCTTTTTAAGGTAGGATAATAATGGAAGAAACACCCTTTCTACAAAGATGGGGACCTCCTGTATTTATTGTGTTAATGATTATTATTGGATTATTTCTGATTTATCGTACTATTGCGGGATCGGATATGGCAACAGTAAAACGAGCATCTCTAACTATGGGAACGTATGAACAGGTAACTCAATTAGTTCCTCTAGGATGTCCAACAAGTGATGATACACGATTATGTGATTATTATATAGCATCATCATCCTATTCTGTATTTCCGTCATCTTCAGTGTACGATTATGTTTCTGATGGAATTCTGCCTCTTGTTATCAAAGCAGGAGCTCGTCTTGTAGAATTAGATGTGTACGCCGATGAAAATAATAAACCAGTTGTCGGCTTAAAAAATGAAACTATGGGATACGATTATGCTAAAAATTCTGTATCATTTGAATCTTGCTGTGTATCCATTGCCAATACAGCATTTAATAAAGTTGAAACCAAGACAGCTTCTGATCCTTTTGTGCTCAGCTTGATGTTTCATACGAATAAACGAGATGTTATGGAAGCTTGTTCTGAAATATTGAAACAAACTTTAGGTGGATACTTTTTACCATCTAAGTATGCCTATGAAGGTCAAGGAACTTTAGATTTAGCTTCTGAACCAATTTGTAATCTTGCTGGAAAACTTATAATCGTTTCAGGTCCTGAAGTAAAAAGTGTACCTGTAATGCATGAACTCGTAAACTTATCTTGGGGATCTTCAAATTTGAGACGTTTATCATTTATGAGCGCTTCACAACCATATGATCACGAAGAATTGATTGATTCAAATAGAAAAGCAATTACTATGGTCATTCCTGATCCTGATCCTGATTTGAAAAATAGTAATCCTACTGTTTTATTCGGATACGGTTGTCAATGGATTATGATGAATTATGGTTCTTTAGACGCAATGATGGAGATCTATGTAGGTAAGTTTCAGCAAGGAAGTGTTTTATTAAAGCCCAGTTATTTAAGGTACAAACCCGTCGTCTATAAAAAGCCCGCCCTCCCTCCTCCTGAACATTCTTTTCAACCTATGGCTGCCACATCTCCGATTTACGACCATAATCCTAAGACTGGAGATAAGTCAATTGTGTTTTAGTGGCTACTCAAAGGAGCCTTCGTGGCGACGAGTATTTTCCTGCGTTTAAATAAAATGGCCAATAAGTGGATTATTCACATCAAGAAAACGATGAAAACGATGAAGAGTCGTGGCACGTACAAGAAAGGTATGGGACTCAAGCAAGTGATCAAAGAAGCCAAGAAGTCCTGGCACAAAGTCAAGGGCAAGCGTGGTGGTGGCGAAGGCTCTTCCTCCGAAGAAGAGGCAGCGAAGGAAGAGAAGACGGAGGAAATGAAGGAACCTATGGGTGGACGTCGTCGTCGCAAGCATGGTAAAACTCAAAGACGTCGTAAGCACTAAAAAATTATGCGTATGAACATATAAATGGGAGGTGGTCTTCTACAATTGGTAGCTTACGGAGCTCAAGACGCGTATATTTCTGGGAATCCTCAGATCACGTTTTGGAAGGGTCTATACAAACGACACACCAATTTTGCTATGGAACCATTCCGTATCAACTTTAACGGCGAACCTAACTGGGGAACTAGACAGACTGCCATCGTTAACAGATACGCAGATCTCCTCTTTTCTACGTACATTCAGTTAGAACTTCCTACGAATGATAATTCCGGAGTTGCGGGTCAACGAGCACTCTGGAATCACGGTTCATTAGACACACCTGTTACATTATTTAATGGACAGCAGGCTTCTCCTCTTGGCTTCAATTTTATTGATCGTGTAGAACTTGACATTGGTGGACAAATTATTGATCGTCTATACTCCGAATATATGTATTTATGGTCGGTTCTTACGTCAGATTATCTAAAATTGAGCAAATTATCCGCTATGCTTTCAACTCAGGGGTATAATGTAGGAGGCAACCTTGCGTTTGCTGCTAATCCTGGTTGTACAGTACCAAATGGTCGTCAATCTTTACCTAACGTTCTGTACATTCCCCTAACGTTCTTTTTCACTAAGAATCCTGGAACTGCTCTACCTCTAATTGCCTTACAATACCATGAAGTCAAAATTAACGTAATCTGGAAAACTCCTCAAGAAATTACAGGAAATTTTAAAGCTACTGGAAATAACCCCGGAGCAGTAGGAAATTTACCTCAAGCAACTTCTGCTGCCCTATATATTGATTACATTTATCTGGACACTGATGAGCGTCGCCGTTTTGCTCAACAGAGTCATGAATATCTCATTGAACAAGTCCAGTTTAATGAAGACGTAGGAATCAGCTCAGCGTCCAAGCGTATTGATTTAACTTTTAATCACCCTGTCAAAGAACTTTTGTGGGTTGTACAACCTACTTGCTACACTAACTGTAAGGCAACGGAAAACAATTACAGACTAATTGCAGCAAACCGCCTGACTCCATTTGTGTATAATATCCCCGCTGTATTCGAACAGCATCTACAAATTAACGGCCAAGATCGTCTAGAGAAACGTTATGGTGATTACTTTAATAAGGTTCAGCCCTATCAACACCATACAGGTATTTCTGCTGGACCTGGTGTATACATGTATTCTTTTGCTGTAAAGCCTGAAGAGCACCAACCTTCTGGAACTTGTAACTTTTCTCGTATTGATACGGCTACTCTGGTTGTGACGATGGATGGTGCTGTACAAGTTGATCAAGGACAAGGAGATGTGTGGGATATGCGCATGTACGCTGTGAACTATAACGTTCTGCGTATTATGTCCGGTATGGGCGGATTAGCATTCTCCAACTAAGCGTCCGGGAATCAAAATTTTTTTTTACAGAGCATACTAAAATGCCTTCTAAAACTCTCAAACGAGGTTCTAGAAGAGAAGTATGGAATGGAAAAGCTGCAATGACGGCTGGTGGATTAAAAAAGGAAGATCTTACCAAAAATAAGAGAGGACGTATTGTTTCTGTTAAAAAATGCCAAACGATGAAAAAGACCTATAAGGGATCAGATTCTGAGGAAGAACCCGAGACTAACGAGCCTCAACCCAAGGAACCCAAGGAACCCAAGGAACCCAAGAAGTCTACAGGAGGATTCTGGAATTTATTTGAATAATATAAATGAAACAGAAACTTATTTTTATTACTGGGAATGCTAATAAGCTCAGAGAAGTTCGACAAATTTTAGGTGATGATTTTTGTGTAATTAATGTGAATGTAGATCTTCCGGAAATTCAAAGTACAAGTGTTGAAGAAGTAATTTCTGAAAAAATCAAAGAAGCTGAAAAGGTTTTTTCAAGAAAAGATGTTGTTCAGCATATACGAAAACAATTTGAAGAACAAGGTGAAAAATTAAAAAATTCATCTGATTTCACAGTTGTATGCGAAGATACTGGATTTCATATTGATTCATTAAACGTAGGAGAAAAAGCCGAGAAAGGTGATCATATGTTTCCCGGAGCTCTAATTAAATTTTATTTACAAGCGATGGGAGCAGAAGGAATTATTAAACAATGTAAGGGTTCTAATGCTAGACTAACTTGTTATATTGGAATTCTGAAACACGGTGAAATTAAGAAACCAATTTCAGCAGTTGTAGAAGGATCAATTGCTAAAAAGTTTGTTGCTGGAGGATTTGGATTTGATCCTTGTTTTGTTCCAGAAGGAAAGAAACAACCGTACAGTCAATTATCTGCTGAAGAAAAAAATGAGATTTCTCATAGAGCACTAGCTTTTAGAAAATTAAAAGAGTATCTGAAATAATGACTTTAAGCACATTCTCACAAGAACTATAAAATGTATTCGGTGGAAGCAAAGACTGTTCAGACCGGTGCTGTCAGAACTCTGGTTGAAGCTCTGAAATCTATTTTGGTTGAAATGTCTTTATTGTTTGATAAAGATGGAATCAAAATGATTGCTATGGATAATACTCGTACAGTTCTTGTTCATCTCCGTCTACACGCAGATAAGTTTGAAAAGTATGACTACAATCATACTTCTCCTAAATTCATTATTGGAGTAAACACAGATCATCTGTACCGTATTGTACGTACAGCTACGAATGATGATATTCTTTCTTTTTACATTGAAAAAGATGATCCTAATTCTCTAGGTATTATCATGGAAAATTCCGAGAAGAAACAGATTCACAAGTATAAACTCAACTTGCTAGATCGTGATGAACCCGATCTTCAACTTCCTGATACTGAGTTTTCCACCCGAATTACGATGCCTTCAACTGACTTCCAAAAAATCTGTCGTGATATGACTCTGTTATCAGCAAAAACTATTGAGATTACTAATGTTGGTAATTCTCTATCTTTTACCTGCAAAGGACATTTTGCTTCTAGATCAACAACTATGGGAGATAATGATTTCAATATTCAGAAGAAAACATCTGAAATCATTAGTGAACACTTTTCTTTACCTCATCTAGTTCTGTTTACTAAGTGTACAAACCTTTGTAACAATGTAGAAATCCATGTAAAGAATGGATGGTTTCTGATGATCAGGTACGTCGTAGCTAACCTAGGCGAAATTAAACTATGCTTAATGCCTTGTTCTACCTAATCAGTCCATTTGAATACACTCTTTAACCAGATTACTAATACTGCTGAAACTAAAACGTTTATAGCACCAGAACTCATATCTTCATATGTTTCATCGTAATTCGATTTGAACATATGATCAATAAAATCTGGAGCAAAATTCTTTGTTGGATCTTTGTGATGTCTTCCATGCGTCTCAGATTTCAACCAAGAATATTGGATCATATGATAGGTTGTATACGTCAATGACAGCAAAAGAATCACACTAAAAGGTATAACCCAATCACCGGTCATCCATTGGATGAGTACTGGAAACAACATAAAATAACCAAGTTCCAAAATACCTTCAAGAGGTAAAGCTAACCAACGTGGTAAACAAGCATCATGATGTAACCAAAAATGAAAGTTTAACCAGTGATCATTTGGCAACAGATGTAACAATCTATGCGAAAAATAATAGTTAAATGCCATTAAAGATCCACCAACAAGACATGTTGGCCATGGACGATCTGGATATACAACTGCAATTGTACATAACGCAAAAGTTAGAATCGCATAACCATAATTATCTAGTAAAATCATCTGTTATTTGTTTCCTTCGATTAAATAATGTTCATTATAGTCTTAGCATTGTTCATATTGCTGTTTAATCCGTGCTTATACTCTTGCGTAACATGGAATTATTCATTGATGGCTTTTATGGGCCTTTTGGGATACACTAACATAATTGCCTTTACTGTTGTCTTTTTGGTCTATATGATTCTTCCTTCTTCAATCGTAAAAGAGATCCTGCTGTATTTCAAGGATAGAATACGTGAAATTTTTAAGACTAGAATAACTGAAACAGAATCCAATATCAGAAAAACATTTCAATTAAACGTCCAATCTCCTATTCCCCCGAAATCAATCAATATTTGGCATCCTCATGGTATTTCTGGAGTAACTCCAGTAATTCATAATGGGTATCGTATAACAAGTCCCGATTACAAACCTACTAAAGGTGTTGTACACTACGGATACTTTATGCTTCCATTTATCAAAGACATTATTCCTTTATTGAACGCCATACCTTCTGATGAATACAGTATTCGTGACACTCTACAAACAGAATCTATTTCTATTACCCTTGGAGGTGTAGATGAAATGAGACGAGGTTCTCCTAAAGATCTTCAACTAGTTGTCAGAAAACGTCGAGGTATTTTTAAGATAGCTCTGGAAATGGGTGTACCTATAGTTCCTATACTAACATACGGTGAACAAGAAATATTTCCAGAATCAGATCTTGGAATCTTGAAAATGTACAATGAATTAATGTACGATTGGTTCCGATTTCGTATCCCATTCCCAACATTGAACTCTGTGATCAATTGGACTCGATTATCGCAAACAGCTTTGGAACCTATTGTTTCATATACAGGTAAACCTATACGAACAAAAAAGATTTCCAATCCTACAGAACGACAAATCAAAAAACTCAGAGATCTTTATATTCAAAGACTCCAAGACTTATTTGATGAAACTAGTCCTCCCGGATATACCATGACTATTTTGTAGATCTTGATTGATGCGGTGTATACACTACATCATCTGTGACCTTGAAGTAAGTCAGGTTCTGGTTCAGAAACTTTTTATCATTGATTTTTGTAGATGTGTTCCACAGTTTAATGATGTGAAACTGTCCTTTGGGAGAAATTGAAATTCCCGCAAGAGAATCTTTGTGTTGAATCATAAGTTCTTCAGTGATACAATGAACCATCAGATCCACAAACGTGGTATGTGATTGCTCAGCATCGATCTTCTTAGACCAAGAACCGCCTCCTCGATGTTCTTCAGCTTCCCACAAAGGTTTGAAGCCTTTGCGCATAAAGAAGTACATTCCAGACTCCCAAGCTTCCTTGGGAATACTGTCAATGACAGACCAGAATTGTACAGGTGTCGTAAAGGGAGCTATTTCAATGTAACTTTTCAGAGAATAGTCACGGTTTTCGGGGTCATGATACCACAAAACCCAAGTTGTCTTGAGTTTGGTGGTTTCGGTAGACTCCATTTTGTTATAATTGTTCAAGGTTACTTTAAAACGAATTCGTTTTGATACTGATAGAGTAAACAAAAAAATGGAGTTCACAAGCGCTTTGATGTATTCTATGCGGTTTGTCCAGAAGATTGATCTTCCGGATATTATTAAGCAAAATATATCCAAGCTCAGATTGGTTCAGGCTGCTTACAGACCTGGACGATTTGTGCGGAAGGTTCAAGATTCAAACTGGAGAGAAAAGGTTCTCGTAGACTACGTTCGACGAGTCCGAGAAGTCGAAGATCCAGATTATGATCAGATATTCTCAATCCTGAACAAGGTTGCTAAGCCTACTATAGACGCTCTGTCTACGGAAGCCATAGCTATACTTGCTAAGCGAGATAAAGAATTTCGTCTACGAGTAACCACCTTGTTGTTTGACAAGGCTATTCGTGGATCGTTTTATGCTGGGATTATGGCAGAGTTTGCTTTGAAGCTGAATTCTGTTATCCCTGAAGTATCTGAAGACTTGGAAGCGAATGCTTCTATGTTTGGAACTTTGTACGACATGTCAGGAACACTGACATTTCCTCGTGCTGATGAAGAAGGATTTGAAGATAAGATTGTAGCATGGTCAAAGCAAAAAGATGTCCGTCGTGGATATTCCCGATTTCTGACTCATCTCTACATCGTGGAACTTGTTCCCGGAAAGATCCTACACGAATCAATGCAAAAAGTTCTGGGGGATCTGGAAGATACTGTTGTACAAGTCAAGACTGAAAAGTCCGAGGAGAATGTTACACAGTATGCTGACTTTCTCTTCGAAATTGCCAAGCTTCTTCCAAAGACAGCTGTGGAACTTCGAGGATTGATTCAGTCAAGAGTCAATGCTGTTCTGAAACGGCCTCGTGCTGAACTTCCAAGCTTGAATATGCGATCCAGGTTTAAACTTGAGGACACATTCAAGTGCGTACAGGCGTCATGAGAACGCGTTCAGAGAATTCGAACATTTTCAGTTTAGTAGACAAATGGCTCTACCCAGTGCAGCAGTTCTTTTAAAAGTTACTGAAGTTGCAATCAAGGAAGACAAACCTGTCTTTTTTGATTACTATCGCGATTCTTGCGAAAAGAAATGTTGTATTGGTGTACAAGACAAGATTAAGTACCTTGTAAAGTCCAATGATGAGTACACGTCTACTATCCAGCAGGTATTCAAATGTGAGAACTGTTTCATTGTGATGACTGAAAATTCTTTGTACGTTGTAGATGCTTCCATTCCTGTCAAGAGAGTAAATCCGCCTACAGAAGACAAGAGTTCTTAAGAGAATG